ATATATGGGCAAACCTTCTTGATGTGGCTAAGTCTGTTGGTGCTCTGACATTAGATACCTCATCTCAAAATACGAAAGGCGGCGTTCCTTTCAACCAGTTTGCCGTCTATGATTTGTCGCAGACAGAGCAGCTTAAAACAAGAATGGAGCTTGCTGAATGGTCGAGGATGAAGTGTTTTGAAATGGTTGGTATCACACCTCAAGTAATTAACGGTCCCAATAGATATGAGACTGCCACCGGGGTTCAGCAGGGCGTTACGGCATCTATGTTACAAACACAGATATACTTTGATAACTTCGGTTATTTCAAGAAACGGGCTCTCGATCTTCATCTGGCCGTTGCTCAACAATGCCAGGAAGAAGGAAAGGATATTTCTGTAATGTACACAAAAAGTGACCTTACCAGAGCGTTTTTATCTATAGGAACCGACGGTCTTAGTTTAAGGCATCTTGGTGTTCAGGCTTTATCCAACTCAAAGAAGAGGGATGAACTTGAAAAGTTCAAGACCTTTATGTTGCAGCTAAATACAGCCGGAGGAGACATTTACGATCTTGCATCTATCTTTACATCAGATTCTATGGTGGAACTTATACAGAATGCAAGGAATACTCGCGCATACAACGAGCGTCAGATGCAGCAGCAACAACAGAATCAGATGCAGCTTAACCAGCAACAGATACAAGCTGAAGCTGCTGAGAAGGATAAGCAACGTCAGCATGAACTTGCTTTGGAAGACAAGAAAGGTCAATACCGGATACTTCAAGAGAAGATCCAGGCGGCAGGCAGGGCGGCAGACGCCAAGAGCGACGCCACCTCCCTCAACTTCCTGGCTTCTGTTTCAGATCAGACCGTAAGGCAAGCTGATATAGAAAGCAAGGAAAGGATAGAGGATAAGAAGCTCGAAAACGATTCCAAACTTCATGATGATGAAATGAGAATAAAAATGGAAGAGTTAAAATTAAAATCCAAAGAACTTGCCCAACGAGCGAGGGAAGACGCCACCAAAAGGTATGTAGCCGGAATCA